TTGAAGAAAATAATGTTGAAGTAGGTGACCAGATTGATATTGAGGAAGGCAAGAAAGATGCTTGCTACCACAAAGTCAAGTCACGCTACTCTGTTTGGCCTAGTGCATATGCGTCAGGAGCACTAGTCAAATGTCGTAAAGTTGGTGCTGCCAACTGGGGAAATAAGTCTAAGACTAAGAAAGAAGAATTTGAACTTGATGAGAAGTGTTGGAAAGGTTATGAAAAGAAAGGTATGAAGACTATGTTTGGAAAGAGATATCCAAACTGTGTTAAGAAAACCAAGAAAGAAGAAGTTGAACTGATTGATGAAAAGAAAGGTTGTATGCACAACCACGAGGGTGAGGAATGTCCGGTGCATGGCAAGAAGGAATGCCCTGACATAGTTAAAGAGGCAGTAAGAATTCCCTCTAAGACTGGAAACATTATTGCCGTTGTCCTCAATTGGAGAGGCAAGGGATATATGATTAAAATGTTCTTCCCATCAGTCAAAGTCCCAAGTAGAAAGGAGATTCAATCTTCTATCGAAACAGTTTATCCTGGCGCTAAAGTTCAAAGTTACCAGGTATCCGAGTATGAACCAGGGCAACCGGTTCTCCATGCAGAAGGAGCAGCATGGACAAAAAAAGCAGGAAAGAATAAAGAGGGAGGACTTAACGAGAAGGGACGTAAATCTTACGAAAGAGAAAATCCAGGATCTGACCTTAAAGCACCGTCAAAGAAGGTTGGAAATCCCCGTAGAGCGTCATTCTGCGCTAGAATGAAGGGTATGAAAAAGAAATTAACTTCTAAGAAAACTGCAAACGATCCAGATAGCAGAATCAATAAATCACTGCGTGCTTGGAACTGCTGAGGATTAGTGTATGAGTGAAGTATATCTTGGTAATCCTAATCTAAAAAAAGCAAATACTCCCATTGAATTCACGGAAGAACAAATCCGTGAATTCTTGAAGTGCAAAGAAGACCCTGTTTACTTTGCACAGAACTATGTAAAAATTGTAAGTTTGGATGAAGGTTTAGTGCCATTCAAACCATATGATTTCCAGGAAAAACTTATCAAAAATTTTCACGAAAACAGATTTAATATATGTAAGATGCCACGACAGACTGGTAAGTCTACCACAGTGGTATCATATCTCTTACATTATGCTGTGTTTAATGATAGTGTCAATATTGGTATTCTAGCAAACAAAGCAGCAACTGCAAGGGAACTTTTAGGTAGACTTCAAACAGCATATGAAAACTTACCAAAATGGATGCAGCAAGGTGTGTTAGTATGGAACAGAGGTTCTTTGGAGTTAGAAAATGGCAGTAAGATATTGGCAGCTTCTACATCTGCAAGTGCTGTCCGAGGCATGTCGTTCAATATCTTATTCCTCGACGAATTCGCGTTCGTTCCAAATCACGTCGCTGATTCCTTCTTTGCATCTGTTTATCCTACTATTACTTCTGGTAAAAGCACAAAAGTCATCATAGTTTCAACGCCACATGGTATGAATCATTTCTACCGTATGTGGCACGATGCGGAGAGAAATGAAAATGAATATGTGCCAACTGATGTTCACTGGTCTGAAGTTCCAGGTAGAGATGAAAAGTGGAAAGCAACAACGATTGCAAACACATCCGAAGCACAGTTTAAGGTTGAGTTTGAATGTGAGTTCTTAGGATCAGTTGATACTCTTATTGCGCCAAGTAAACTTAGATCTTTAGTGTATGATAATCCAATCCAAAGAAACGCTGGACTGGATGTCTATGAACCTCCTAAACAGGACCACGACTATGTAATGACAGTTGATGTGGCAAGAGGGGTTGGTGAAGATTACTCTGCATTTGTCTGTGTAGATATTACCGAGTTTCCTCATAAAGTAGTTGCCAAGTATAGAAATAATGAAATCAAACCGATGTTGTTTCCTAACATCATTTATGAGGTAGCAAAAAAATATAATGGTGCATATATTTTGTGTGAGGTAAATGATATTGGAGATCAAGTAGCAAGTATTATTCAATATGATCTCGAATATCAAAATCTTCTGATGTGTTCTATGAGAGGTAGAGCAGGACAGATTGTTGGTCAGGGATTTTCTGGTAAGAAGACACAGTTGGGTGTCAAGATGTCCAAGACTGTAAAGAAGGTTGGGTCACTTAATCTCAAAACTTTGATTGAGGCAGACAAACTCATCTTTAGTGACTATGAAATTATTTCTGAACTGACAACCTTTATCTCAAAGAGTAATTCTTTTGAGGCAGAGGAAGGTTGTAATGATGACTTGGCGATGTGCCTAGTCATCTATGCCTGGTTGGTTCAAATGGACTACTTCAAGGAGTTGACCGACCAAGATGTTCGTAAGAGATTATATGAAGAACAAAAGAATCAGATTGAACAAGACATGGCTCCATTTGGTTTTTTGAATGATGGTCTGGATGATGATAGTTTTGTTGATAGTGAGGGTGATAGGTGGACAACAGCAGAGTATGGTGATAGATCGTACATGTGGGAATATCTTTCATAATGAATGAAGATCAACCGATAAAGTTAGACATATCTCTTTGTTTTCAAATTGAAGATGTTAAAATGCAGTACGCTGCCATGGAAAAATATATGGAAGGAATGGATAAAGTAAGTTGGGAATATCGCCACGCAGAAAAAATAAAAACGGAGTTATACAGAGTAATAGCACATCACAAATTTCACCACGAGAAGGAGGAAGATGGACTTTGATGGACAGATCAAACTCGGACACCTTCTCTTGCAAGACAGGAAATGTAGAACATGTGGTGAGATTAAAAATTTGATTGAGGGATTTTATAGAACAAGAAAAGATAGAGGTCCAGTGGCATCATCTTATTCATATGAGTGTAAAGACTGCACAATTAAAAGAATGATAAAAAATAAAAAATCAAATAACATGTGGGAATATCCAGATTGGTAGTTCACGTCATGTTTCCCCTCTGAAAAGTGACTTTTTGATAAATATTTTCAGATAAACTGAGACACGGAGAACAAAACATGGCGACTCCTCAATTATCTCCTGGAGTATTGGTAAGGGAGGTTGACCTAACTGTAGGAAGAGCTGATAACGTATTAGATAATATTGGCGCAATCGCTGGTCCATTTAGAATCGGACCCGTCGAAGAGGCAATTGACATCAGCACTGAGCAAGAGTTAATTAACACTTTCGGCAAACCACTGTCAACTGATACTCAGTATGAGTATTGGATGAGTGCCTCTAATTTCCTTTCATATGGTGGTGTTCTGAAGGTTGTTAGGCAAGCAGACGATAACTTAAGAAATGCTAATGCTGGTGTTGGTATCGCATCAACATCTGTTCTGCAAGTCTATAATTATGACGACTATCAGAACAACCACACCACGGATGCATCTTTCACATATGCCGCTAAGAACCCTGGTTCTTGGGCAGACAAACTGAAAGTTTGCTACATCGATGATGCTGCAGACCAAATCATCGGTATTAACACAACTAATCTGGGTCTCTCTGGTTTCCAAATCGGTTACGGTGTTACTGCTGCACTTAGTGCAGTTCAACCTGGTATTGGAACAACTGGACTATTCACCGGAGCACTTAAGGGAATCATCACTGGTGTTAATACTTCAAGCACTGCTTCACTCAGCACAATTGAAGTTAAGATCGTTTCTCAAGTTTCTTCTGCAGGAACTGAGACAAGAATTACCTATGCTGAAGGTAATGGACTTAAATCCTTTGATGCAAGTGATGCAATTTTCCCAGTAAACAATGCTGGTATTAATACTGGTAATGGCGCAGACGCTGCCAAATCATTTACTCCTGTTGCTCTTTCAATCAAGGATTGGTACGATCAGCAAACTTTAGGTCTCGATAACCAGACAATTTTCTGGAAAACTATAGCACCTAGACCCACAACTAACGTTTACGTATCTGATAGACAGGGTTATAACGATGGTATTCACATCGTTGTTGCTGATGACACTGGTTCAGTCACTGGAATTAGAGGCAACATCCTTGAGAAGCACCTAAGTCTTTCTAAGGCAAATGATGCGATCTCCAATGTAAATGCTCCACAGAGAATTTACTACAAGGACTATCTCGCAGATTTCTCAGAAAATATCTACGCTGGATATAATGTATCTCTGGCACCTGACCTCCATCACGGAACTATTCCCAGAGCAACTGGATTCTCAACAACCAGTGGAGATGCAAGTGCTTTCGTTGCTGTCAGCACCGCTGATGGAAGTTTCTCTCAAGACGCTCAAGACGTAACTTTCTCTGCTATTGGTAACGTCACTTATCCTCTTCTCAACGGACTTGACTATTCGTCTACTGTTGGTGGAATGAAGGGTGAACTTTCTGATAACATGAGAGCATACGATCTCTTCTCTAACCGAGATGAGATTCAAGTAGATTATCTTATCATGGGTCCTGGTTGTGATACTGAGGCAGAGACTCAAGCAAAAGCAAACAAACTCATTTCCCTTGCTGAAGCTAGAAAAGACTGTATGGCAGTCATTGGACCTCACAGAGGTAACCTGGTCAACGTAACCAACAGCAATGATCAAACTGACAACCTGATCAACTACTTCTCCACGTTAAGTTCTTCTTCTTACGCGGTATTTGATAGTGGTTACAAGTATCAGTTTGATAGATTTAATAACGAATTCCGTTATGTTCCTGCTAACGCTGATGTTGCTGGTCTTATGACTCGCACATCTATCGTTGCATTCCCATGGTTCTCCCCCGCAGGTCAACAGCGCGGTGTTATCAACAACGCTGTAAAACTCGCATATAATCCTAGCAAGGCACAAAGAGATCGTCTCTATCCACAAAGAATTAATTCCTTCATCACTAAACCAGGTGTTGGAACACTCCTCTTCGGTGATAAGACTGCTCTCGGTTACGCTTCTGCATTTGATAGAATCAACGTCCGTCGCTTGTTCCTCACGATTGAGCAGGCACTTGAAAGAGCAGCAGAAGCACAACTCTTTGAACTCAATGATGAGTTGACAAGAGCAAACTTCAGAAACATCGTTGAACCTTTCCTCCGCGATGTTCAGGCAAAAAGAGGTCTCTTTGGATTCCTCGTTGTTTGCGACTCTTCAAACAACACACCTGATGTTATTGATAATAATGAGTTTAGAGCAGACATCTTCCTGAAACCAACGAAGTCGATTAACTACATCACTCTTACGTTTGTTGCCACAAGAAC